GTCGAGATCGAGATCGAGGACGCGGTCATTGGCCCGCACCGCGAGCTTGTTCAGCAGGGTGGTGAAATCGCGCAGCTGCTCGCCGAATTCGAGCCCCTTGGCCTGAAGGAATTTGTACTTCAGCCCGCAGACGCAGACCCTGCTGTCGAACAGGATCGTGTCGGTGTCCTCCTTCGGCCGAGTGAGGGGTATTCCGTCCTTCGAGCGCAGCCAGTGGCCGTCGCCGAGATAGCTCTGGTAGGGCTCCTCCAGCAGCACGTCGTCGGCCACTGAGGTCAGCAGCGCCGTCATCTGCGCCACGTCCTCGTCGCGCGAGCCGAGCGCCTGCGTGAGTTGGGTCTGGCGGATGCCGATCTCCATCGAAGCGTCGTTAACGGCCTGAAGGACGGAGATCAGCGCAGCCATCAGCCAACCGCCTTCACCTTGAGGGTGTCGATCAGCGTCTTCTGCTGGGCGATGGTCTTCATGGCGTCGGCGACGGTCTCCTCAAGCGCCGTGATGCGACCGTCGCGCTCTTTCAGCAGCTCCTCGTACTTGGCGGCTCCGCCTTGCAGCTTGACCAGCTGCTGGGCGCGGTCGGCCAGCTCCTGAAGCTCGGCGGGCATGTCCTTGGTCTTGGCCTTGGCGAGGGCATCGACGGTGTAGATGTCGCGGTCGGCGCACATCTTGAACAGCGCCTCGCCGCACGCCGGCCAGAGCGCAAGGGGGTATCCCTCGGTGTAGTCGAAGGCCCGGCCTCGGGCTTCCTTCTGGTACAGCTCGAAAGCCATCGCGTGGTCTCGGAAATCGACCTCCTCGGCGACGCGGCGCACGGAGAGATAGGGCGGACGGTCGAGCTGGATCATGATGTTGTTGCGGTAGATCGGCATCCCGTCCTTGCCGGTCCCGGCATGTTCCCAGCCGGTGTAGAAGCGCGCGAGCGTCGGTGTGTCGGCCATGGTGTCTCCTGTGGGGGTTGGGGCCCCGGCGGTCAGGCAAAACCGCCGGGGCTTCTCCGATCAGGTGCCGCTCGCGAACAAGCGGCCCTGCATCGAGCGGTTGGACATGGTCAGCGCGCCCATGAACCCGATGTGGTTCGTGACGGCGTCCATGTCGGGCGACGTGTCGGGAAGATCGAGCTTCTCGAAATTGCGACCCTGATAGACCTCGAACTTGAAATACTTCGAGTTCAGGAAATACGCGCCCGAGAGCCCTGTCGCGGCACCGTCGAAGACGATGGCGGCGCTCTTGTATTTGAGCGTCTCGAAGCCGAGAGCCCCAAGGCTCGCGTCAGCGTAGCGCTGGTTCTCCTGAAGGCCGCTCTCGTAGGTGCCGTAGATTTCGGCATCTGCGACGATCAGATCGGGATGCTCGGTGCCACGGACCAGTTTCATCCAAGTGGCGTTCATCGCCGCCTTGAGCGCCGGGTACTGGAGCCCCGTGGCGCGGGCGACCTGAGTGAACTGGTTCTTCCAGAACGTCCATGTCGCTGCGTCGATGCCGCCAACGGTTCCGAGCCCGTCGTCGGTGACCATCGCCTTCAGCCCCGCGAACGACTTCGCCACCGTGCCGTCGCCGTAGGCGGCCTTGGTGATGTTGTTGCTCATGGTGACTTCGGCGTTATCGAGCTTGCCCTCCAGCAGGTTGAGGATGCGCTCGCGGCCCTTGTTCTTGGCAAGGTCCGGCCCGCTGAGCGTGACGGACGCGACCGCGTTCGCCGGCTCGTAGTCGGCCTCCGAGATCGTCTCCTTCACGGCGCGGGAAAGCAGCTCGGTGCCCATGTACCACGCGAAGGTTTCCTCGGCGTACACGAGCGGGCAGTTGATCGAGCGACCGCCATCGACGGAGCGGAAGCGGTTGCCCTTTTTCAGCAGGGCGAGGATGGCGTTGCTGTTGGCAACGTTGTCCGCGAACTGCTTGTGGTAGTTGGCCAGCGTCGTCGCGACGAGCTGGTTGACAGTGGGTTCAGCCACGATGGCCTCCTTAGAGGCCGACCTCGTCCGCTGACGCCTCCAGCGTGTCTCTCAGGCTTCCGTTCGACTTCCGCTCCGGCGCAGGCTTCGACACGGGGCTCGTAAGACCCCTGACGTTGCTTCGCGCCGCCTGCACCGCCCGCTGGTTGGACTGCTGACGGTTCTGCTGGCTCCATTGCGCCTGCATCATTTCCTTGCGCACCTCGGGGTCCATCCAGCACGCCTGCTGGTAGGCTTGGTCGAGGTCCGTGTCGGGGTTCAGCTTGTAGGCGTTGCTGATGTGCTGGATGACGCGGTCGAAGTAGGGCCGAAGTTTTCTGCCGTCCGGTCCCACTTCGTCCGCGTACCCGTCGATGCTCTGACGGGTCTGCTGGAGCATCTCGCCTTCCCGCTGTTCCTGCTGGGCTCTCTGGAATTGCTGAAGTTCGTTGCGGAGCGCCTGAAAGTCGCTGTCGCGCCGTTGAAGTTGCTCGGCCAGATATCTGAGATTTGGGTCCTTGACGACCGTTTCCGGCACGCCCTGCGGGCCCGGTTGCTGGCGATTGGTGGCGAAGATGCGCGCTGGGTCGAAGCCCATCCGCTGCGCGAGATCGTACAGGAGCCCCGCCCGTTCGCGCGGATCGGAGCTGATGCCGCGCTTGTGGAAGCCGGCCCACTCGGTGATCGCCTGCACGGGGTGCATTCGGTTCGCCTGAAGCGAGGCGGCTATGTCGGGGTCACTGAAGATCGGGGAGATCGCAGCGAGGGCTTGGACTGCTCCCGCATTCGCCTGAGACTTGCGCGTGAATTCCGCCTCCATCTCCGAGTGACGGCGCGTCAGGAACGCCTTGGCGTCCGGCGGCAGTCGCTCGTAGAGCTTGCGGTCTTCCGCGCTCCAGTGTTCCGGGCTCTGATTGCTAGACGCTTGCGCCGCTGGATCAGCCGGGGTTGCTGGGGCCTCGGGTTGGGTTTCGGGGCTGGGAGCCTGAGGCTCTGCTACACCCGGTTCTTGCGGCTTCTGGGCCGCAAAACGTCCGCGTTCATCCCTCGGCTGGCCAGCATCGCTTTCCTGCGACGCGCCTTCGTCTTGGGAGACGCCAGAAACTTCATCGTAAGCCGCTTCCGCAACATCGCGGATCGACTGGCGGGGCTCGGCACCGTTACCGCCAGAAGTCGAGTTGCTGTTGGGGCCTTGATCGCTCAAGTGTTGCTTCCTTTGCCTGAACTTCCCTACCGCGACGCCACTGGTGATCTTTGCCTAGATCGCGAGGGTCGAAGGCATCGGAGCGGTTGAGGTCGCGCTCTCGTTGTCTGCTCGATGTGATCAGAGCCCCATTAACGGGGCTCTCGTATTCTGTGAAGCGGTAAGCTCTCGCCGGTTCTCTCGTTTTTTCCACCAGCTCTCCGTTCCGGTAGACGTAGACCGTCATGTGCCTGCCGCTCCTCCTGAGATCATGCCCCCAGCGCGCAAGTTCTGCACCCGCTGCCGCTCGTAGGGCGAATTGTACGTGCCCGATGGACCATCGGTGAGGTTCTGCGGGAAATGCACCCGCGTGAGGTCGGTCCATGCGTTGGAGGGGGTCCCAGTCGGGTAGGGCTCGTCCTTGCCGACGGTGACGATGGTCGCTGCTTGGGGCTCTACCTCGGGTTCGTCAGCCATGGTCAGGTCCAAGTGAAAGTTCGGTCAACGGTCTTCACGCCGTGATCGACGACGGCGATGGTGGTGGTGCCGGCGACCGACGACGCCGGGCTCATCTGGAGCCTGATCTCGGTCGGCGACACGAAGACGTAGTTCGACGGCGCGGGGAGCCCGCCGACGAGGACGGTCGAATAGATCGTGAAGTTGGTGCCGATCAGCTTGATCACGAACTGCGGCGTCGCCGCGCCCGCTACGGCGGTGTTGGGCGACAGCGAGGCAAGCGTCGGATCGGCAGCTCCCGGCGTCACCGGAGCGGCAGCGTAGGGCTGCCTCGGAGCGATCCAGCCACGGTTGCGCGTCACGTCCTGCGCCAGAACCGTCCCGAGCGCGGCGGCCTTCTCGGACTGCGTGCGCGGCGTCGATGGAATGACTTCGGCAGCGCCGCCGTCAGCCCGCGCAACTGCGATGTTGGCCTTGGCCTGCGTAACATCGTCGCCGTAGGCGTTGCCGGAGTAGTCGGCAGCGAGGTAGCGCGGTTTCGCTGCGTTGGCGTTGGCCAGTGCGTGGGGAACGACGGCACCGGGAAACCGATGCCAGTTGACGGGGGCGATTTCGTTGATCTTCGCAGTCGCGTTTGCGGTGTCCTGCTCCCGCAGCACGGAGAATGCAGCCATCGACAGGGCTCCTTAGGTCGGCGTGGCCGACTTGTAATAGCCGTTCTGCAACCAGAATTTCTTGCCCGCGCCGAGTGGCGTGCCTGTCGGGTATGGGGTCTTTTCGTCGCCTACCGGGATCAGCCCGACGAGAGCGACGCCGTGGACGGCAGCGCGATAGCCGTCGATGGGGTTCGGCCAAGTGCCGGCGGTGATGGTGGTCTGCTCGGGCTCCTCGACCTCGCGGGTGGAGGCTCTGGACGCGGCTGCTTTTTCGGAGGTTTTCGACATCGTCAGGGCTCCCTCGGGGTGTCGCCGTAGCGATGGCCGACACTTGTAGTCCCGAAATGGCACAGTTGGCAAACGCTAAGACGGTTGCCAGTCGCTGTCGTTGACCTTGATCGCGATGGCGACGCCGGGTGCAAGCTGGATGTCGAACGCGACAGCATTGGCGGACATTCGCACGGTATAACCAAGAACATCCTCGGAAGGCTCGGGCTCTGGGGCGGGGGGTTCCTTGATGAAGGAAGTCTCCAGAGCCTCCAAGAACTTGTCGTGGTAACCTTGGATCAAATTGCCGATGGAGACGCCGTTCGACCAGCTCGGGATTTTGTGCTTGTCACCGTTGATGATCTCGCGCGCCATGTAGGGATCGTCGGCGCTGGGGCCGAAATAACGCGGCAGCGTCTGCGGGCCCTTGTCGTCTTTGCGGAACCAGCCGTAGTACATGCCCCGGAACATGACGCGCGCCGCGATGACGCCGTCGAGCGCCATGTGGGCGTGCCATTCGATGTCCTCCTCGCCGGAAAGCCCCAGCTCGATCGCGGCGCGGTGATAATTCTCACGCCAAGTGAGCTGGACATAACCACGTCCGTAGTAGGTCTGGCCAGTCTCCTTGTCCTTGACGCCGTAGGGCTGCCCGGAGCCCTTCCCGTACTCCTCGATGGGCCACATCTCTTTCGAGGTCTCGTGATAGGTCGTGGCCAGCATGTAGGCGAGCCAGCGGAGGTCGAGGACGATGCTCGGGGCCACGGTCGGCACCCGCTCCCACACGTCGAGGATGTCGTTCTGGCCATCGACCTGCCGCTGGCTCATGGAGCCCGAGAACAGCGAGGCCCTGACAGCGTCGAAATAGAGGTCACGGTCGAACATTGGGCTTCCCGCTCTGGATGTTCTCGTGGACGGTGACGATGTTCTGCCCGGCGTCGCTGCGCGGATAGGGGTTGTACGGCGGGCGCGGCGGCGGGCCGAAGGCTCCGAACGGGAACGGCCACACATCTTCCGGCTTGCGATCCTTCCAGCCTAGGAACCGCAGCACCCGGTTCGCTGCCGGCACCGCGTTCGCGATCACGCTCCACTGCATCACACGCCCTCCAGCACCGACAGGACCTTGGCGGCCATCAGGAACCGCTGCTCGGCGCGGCGCGCGGCTTCCCAGTAATTGGGTCCGGGCGTGGTCTTGCTCGCGATGGTCGCGCGCAGCTTGTCACGCTCGGCCAGCCATTCCTCGCGGAGCCTCTCGACGTAGCTGCGCTCGGCTTCGAGGTCTACCACAACCACCAGTACACGGCTCCCCCGATCAGCACGGCCAGCAGCGCCGTGAAGATCAGCGCGTTGAAGATGCCCCGGCAGCCGGACAGCTTGTCTACCGGCGGTGGCGGCGCATTCGGCGATGGATAATCCACATCATAACGCCCAAGCACAGGAGCCCCGACCAGCCGCTGAACAGCTCACGCGGCATCCGGCTCGCCGGGATCGACCGGAGCCCCTTTGCCGGCATCGGGATCGGTCACGGTCGCCTTGGCTTCCTCGATGGAAGCGAAAGGCCCTTGGTCGGTCGAGGTGTCGTCGCGCACGTAGTAGCGCCCGTCGCGGCCCATGATGTGGTATTCGCGATCCTCGTGGGTGAAGGTCTCAACGATCTCCTTCTGCGGCATTTTCCAGTACCTCCAGCTTGGTTTCGACGAGTTGGAACTGCGCCATTCTGGCGTTGAAGGCTTCGGTCAGCCGGGCCGCTTCGTTCGCCGCGTGGACGATGATGCGCTGGCGCGCGGCGATGTAGATTTCACGCTCCTCGGCCATGATGCGGCGGACGTGGTCGAGAAGGCGTCCGCTACTGGCAACGATGCGGTCGAGGTCTACTTTTTCGATCTCGGTTTCGGCTTGCCCTTGAAACTCTTGCCCTTGTCGGCCTTCAGGAACTCCGCCCCGACCGACTTCGGTATTCCCAAAGACGACTTTCCCTTGGCGGCTGCCGCCATTGCCCGGTGCTGGCGTGCTGTTCGGCTCGGCATCGGAACCTCCCTGAATGTTGTCGGTCATTTCTTGTTCTTGCGCGGCTGCGGCTTGTGCGGCTTCGTCTTGTGCGGCTGCGGCGACGGCGCGGGCGTGTCGGGAACGTCATGCTGGAGCGCCGTCGAGGAGCCGTAGCCGAAATGCTCGTTGGTCATCCGCACCGCCTCGTCGCGGCTGGTGTTCATGCGCGCCAAGTTCTTCTGCAATTCGATGTGGTACTCGTCTCTGGTCGCGGCCATTTCGGCCTCCTTTCACTGCATCGGGATGCCGCCGTTCGGTGGCGGCATGGGGCCGCCCGGAGGGGCAGCGAGGGACATGGGTTGACCCCCTCCGGGCGGACCACCCGGAGGTGGAGCGCCGGGCGGCATCGGAGGCGGCTTGTTGGCTTGTGCTATGGCCGCCTGTTCGAGCTGCTGCTGGAAGGTGTTGATCAATTCGACGAGCCCGCGTGAGTTGCGCAGCGGCTGGACCATCATCTTGGCAAGTTCCAGCGTGAACTGCATCACCATCGGAGGAGGTAGGACGCCCGTCATCAGCAGGCCCTGCGCGCCTTGCAGGATGCCCTGCAACGCCATCAGCATCTTGGCGTTGCTCTCCTGCTCGATGGCCTCGTCGATGGCCACGGTGCTGTCAGTCTCGATGTCGATGGCGCAGGCGCGCTGGAAATCGTCGCGCAGGATCGCCTCGATGGCTGGAGTGACTTCCTCGCCGGTCATGCGGGTGAGGGTACTGGCGTCGAAGTTCTTGCAGATGATCTCGGCCTTCATGCGCAGGAGATCACGGGAGAAATTGGCGCAGGTCTGTTTCTGTTCTTCGAGGCGGTTGGTGCCCATCGTGCCCTTGATGCGCTGGGCCGTGGCGGTCTCGTAGGGCGAGGTCGATCCGCGCATGATGTCGGAGATGCCCATCACCTCGTAGATCGCCTGCTTGATCTGCTCGCGGGCCAGATAGAGTTCCTTCAGCGCGTTGACCCAGTCCACAATCGGCACCAGCCAGATGTGGTTCTCCAGTCCGCCGTTCATCAGGTCGATGCCATCGACGGGGATCATCTTGCCGTCGTCGGCGAGGAGAATATTGGCGATATCACGATTAGCCGAGTTGAAACCGCCCCTGACCTTGATCTTCTCCGTGAGATTGCTGATGCGCCGGCTGGTCTCGTCGAGGTCGGCAGCCAGATGCTTGTATAGGTCGTAGTAGGGCCGGGGGAGCTGGCTGTCGGTGGTGGTGACCGCCAAGAGGGGCCGGGGGATCGGGAAGAAATTGGAGAGCCCGAGCGCGTCGGGATCGACGCGGAGCGTGATGCCCTCGACCTCGCGGATGAACCAGATGATCTCAAGGGTCGTCTTGTTCCAGATTTCCCAGACCATGGCTTTCTTGATGACATCGCCGAGCTTGTCCGCCGTCTTCATCGGGCTGCCGGCGACGGCGTCCTTGGCGGCGCTCTCCTCGGTCCACTTGAGGACCTCGTGCAGCTTGCCGGCCTTCTGGAGCCTCTGGAGCTGTTCGCTGTCGTTGAACTCCGCCATCAGGGCCTTTTCGTCGAACAGATGCCTGAAGGCGACCCACTGGGTGTCGCCGAACTGTCGTACTGGATCGATCAGCATGTCCTCCCAGTAGACATACTCGTCGGTGACGGTCTCCCAGACCTTGACCTTCTCGGTCGGGGGAGTGCCGTCGGGGAGCGGGCCGCCGGGCAGCGGCTGGGAGGAAATCTGAGGGCTCCAGCGCACCCGGCAGACGCCGCGTCCGGGCAGCATCAGGTCTTTCACGGCTGCCTTCACGGCTTCATGTGAAACATCGTCGTCGAGGACGATCTCAAGGGCCTTCTCGACGACGGCAGCCGCTGTCTCGATGTCGGTCTGGCTGGGCATTCCGGGCGGCGGAGGTGCCGGGACCATGTTCGCGACAATCGGCTCCGGCTGTGGCGGTCCGGGCTCTGTCGGCGGCGGAGCCTCGGGAGGCGGAGGCGGCGTGGTGTCCTCGGACGTTACGCGGATGTGAACATCGGCTGGTGGCTCCAAACCCGCCCCGATGTTGTCACCCATCACTGGTCTCGGCACTGGGGGTGCGCCGTTCATCCCCGGAGCTGGTTGAGGGCCCGGCGACGGCAGTGGAGCTGGACCGCCGCCGGGGGGTATGCCCATTCCCCCGCCATCCGGCGGCAGCCCCGCTGTGGGCTGGGGCGTGGGTGGACCCGGCGGAGCCGCCATCGGCGGCATCATTGGGGGCATGGGCGGCGGGGGAGGCGCGGGCTCGCTTTTCTTGACGAAGCGGCTGCGCACGACGGGCTGCGGCGGCTTCGCGTAGACGTTGGGGAGCATCACCTCTGTATTCGAGTAGAGGACGTTGAAGACGATGTCGCGGTTGAGCTGTTTCCTGCCGGCGGCGGTGTAATAGCCGTCATTGCGGTAGATGCGGATGATCTCGCGGCCCCGGTTGCGCCAGTCCTTCTCGGCGCGCTCGGCGTCGCTGAGGCAGCGCTCCCAGTATTGGGTATCGACCTCGTTCTTCGGGGTGACCTGTGGAGGCAGGGGTGGCTGGTCTGGCTTGCCCAGCTCGGCGCTGAGAGTGGGAGCTACTCTGGGGTCTTCATGGGTGATCGCCATCGTCAGCAGTCCCTACGGGTACGAGCGATATACGCGAGTTTGCCTTGCGGTAATAGGGCAGGCCGGAGCTGGTGACGCCATGGGTGGGCGGGGAGGTCAGTTGGCCCACGATCTGGTTGTGCGGGTGCATGGTTGGGCCAGATTGCTCTAGAGCCCTGTTTTTCATGAACTCTTGACGTTCTTTCGATCCCATGATCAGAGTTCCGCGAACTTGAAGGCGTTGGAAACCCGGTAGGGGTTTGCGTCGTTTTCGGGGGTGTTTTCGTACTGGCGGAACGGGCGGGACATGCAGGCATATCTCACTTCATCCACGGCGTGGTCCTCGCCGTCCGTGTCCAAATCTTCGGGATTGGTCTCGGAGTGCTGCATCATAGGCAAGGTGCGGAGGATAGCATGGCAGTTGTCGAAGAAGAAAATCATCGGGTGCCCGTCGCCGTTACCGCGAAGCCGCGCCCGCATCTGGTCCCACCCGCCCATCCTCTTGGGAATGCTTGTGCGGGTATTGTCCGCGCGGCGAAAGATCACGCGCTGCCGCGCCATCGTCTCCGCGATGGAGGGGCCGGAGATCACTGCGAATGCGGCAGGGTCCATCACACCGTAGGCTATGTCCTCGTGCCGCTCGCGAGCGCGGATTTCCTTTGCGACGACCTCGGCGGGGAGCTTCAGGCCCTCGTTGGGAGCCTTGGCCCCGTAATATTCCCGATAGCGTATGAGCGCGTTGCGGGGCAGGAGCTGGCCAAGGTGCGGCTGGTCGTCCTGAACGACGGCCCACCAGCCCACGGAAAAAGGCTTCGCGGAGCCCCAGTCGGCAGAGCGAAACCGCGTCCAGCCTGATGGTATCTGGAAAGGTCGGATGACATGGCGTGCCTTGTCGTATTCGGGGAAAAAGGCTCCTTCGATCACGTCCCAGTCCCCGTCAAGCCACGCCCGCACCAGCTCCGGGGAGCCGCTCGCGCGGAGGCGGTTGACATAGCCGGGATCGTTCCTCAGCAGCGCCGGATTATCGGACAGCTTCGCGGGTATGAAGACGCGGACGAGGCCGGTCTCGGGAT